ATATTGCTAAATAGAACTAGAGAAGAAGTAGCTCCATCGGGAGATCAAATCCGTAGACTTAGTGAATCAATGGTGAGATTAGAAACAAAGCTAGACCGCGTTTTAGAGAAAAAGTGACATGGTTGTTGCTGAAGTTCTGACAGGTATTGCGTTAGTCCAATCATCTGTAAAATTTATAACGGAAAATATTAGTACTGCTAGAGACATAGGGCAGATAGCAAGCCAGATAGATGATTTGTTTGCTGGTGAAAAGCAGGTGCAGCAAGCTAGAGCTAAGAAATCTGGCGGCGGTTTAGGAGATCAGCTTGGCGTTGATACAGTAGCTAAAGAAATTATTGATGCTCGTCTAGCTGCTGAACAGCTGGCCCTGGTGGCACAAATGGTGGACATGAGGTTTGGTCATGGCACTTGGGCTGGGATTATAGCTGAGAGAGCCAGACGTATCCAAGAGCAACGAGAGATTGCTGCCGCTGCCAAGAAAAAGAAAATTCAAGAGGCTCGCGAGTTTGAAGAGAATATGAAACAGGTTTTGATTGCTGGGTGCATTTTGGGAACAGCAATTGGTTTGTTAATTTTGCTTGTGATGATGGTCTTATGATTACAATAGCCAAAGGTTTAGTCAGGAAATGCAAAAGAAATTACAAAAAAAATCAAAGTTTGCTGATTATGACGAGGACGGTGATGGCATCGTCAGTGATGAAGAATTGTCTCATATTAAAGAAATTAAAACAACTGAGGACAATCTCCGCAAACACTTGGCTCAACTGCGAATGGCTAGATACACATTGATAAGCATGGGGGTGTTTACCCTAGCAATGTTTTTTATACCGATTGATCGGGTCAAGGCCCTCTCTGACATTTCAAATCTATTTTATATTTCGGGGGCTGGGGTTGTCGGAGCCTATATGGGAACAACAGCTTGGATGGCAAGAAAATGATTAGTTCTATACTTGGGTTAGCTGCACCTATCTTAGATAAGTTTATTGAGGATAAGGACGCAAAGAACCAGATCAAGGCTCAACTTGAACAACAGCTTGTCGGGCTGCAAGCGGCTCAAGCTGAGGCAAATATCCAACAAGCCAAGCACTCAAGCATATTTGTTGCGGGTGCCAGGCCAGCCATCATGTGGGTTTGTTGCCTGGGTCTTGCGACTCAGTTCTTTCTTATGCCCCTAGCTGAGTGGGCCACGGCTATCTGGGCCCCAGGCACTCCTCTACCAGAACTAAACACCGAAGAATTAATGAGCCTTACCCTGGCACTTCTTGGCCTTGGCGGTATGCGTAGCTGGGAAAAGTCTAAGGGCGTTGCCAGGGAAACCATCAAATGAGACAGAACTTTGAGCAATGCCTGGAGTGGCTTCTCGAACATGAGGGCGGGTTTTCAGCGCACAAAGATGATCCTGGTGGGGTCACTATGAAGGGCATCACGGCCAATACATATCAGAAATGGCTCAGTGAAACGCTTGGCAATGATGCGACTGTCGATGAAGAGGCCATGAGAAACATACCCGACATACACGTTGAACAGATTTATCGTGAGGGTTATTGGGAAAAAATTTCTGGAGATAAACTGCCAGGCGGTTTGGATTGGAGCATTTTCGATTGGAGTGTTAATTCTGGGCCAGGCAGATCAGCTAAGACCTTGCAGAGATTGGTGATGGTTAAGCCGGATGGTGGCATAGGCCCCAAAACACTGACCGCGATAAGTGAATATAACACGGTCAGCTTGATTGATGATATGCACTCAAAACGCCAGGCATTTTATGAGCGGCTCAAAACCTTTGAGACTTTTGGCAGGGGTTGGACCAGGCGAAACGATGAGACTAGGGACCAAGCGCACCAACTGGCAAGTTCTGGAGAGGCGTAGTTTTAAGCACCTCAATCGTTCTGCGGCCCCCTGCCCTGGTTGTGATATAGCCACGGTCCTGGAGTGCGTTGACCAGGGTTTGAATACGGCCCGTTGATTTGACGCCAATTCCCTCAGCTATCTCCTTAAAGGTTGGGCTATATCCCTTCTCAACCTGGAAACCTACGATAAAATCCAGGGTATCTTTTTGGCGCGGGGTCATGCTCATTCGTCATCTCCCATCCATTTGGCACTGATCGTAAGTGACCTCTGACGCTCGACCTTGCCTGGCTTTGCTGGGATAATCTTCTCGGGCTGGGGCTTTGTGACCCTGGTTGGCCACTTAACCTCAAACAACCGCTCACCATTCTCATCATTAAGAAAAGCGTTTTCATGCGTTGCCATATGGTCCATTAACTTTGGCTCAAGTGATTTATAGTAAGCCTCGGTTGCCTTAGCCGCTCGCCTGGCCTCATAATATTCAAGAGCAATATCAGCAATAGGCTCCAGGTCAACGGGCGGTAGATCATCCTCACCGTTACCATATGTCCGACTTGCGTCAGCCCCATCCATTGCGGGATACCAATCAGGACCGTCCAGGCGTGAATAAAAATCTTCTGCGGCTTCAATCAATGCTGATTGTTGCTCTTTGTTAGCCTCATACACATTAAGCACAAGCCTGGTGCCCTGGTACAATGTGGCGATAACGCCCCAATCACAACCGTATGAAAGCATCTGCATCTGCAACTGCCAGGGGCCTCGGTATGGTGGTGGGACCTCAGTATATGGGGCTGAGGTTAGTTTGCTTTCAATGATGCCATTCCCAACCAGACCCATACGATCCTGACCGTTCATCAAAATGATGCCTGGCGAAGATGAAATAATTTTTGGGTCAGGATTAAAAAGAATACCGTCCAGACTGACTGAGAACATATCCCCATAGCTATAGACCTCAGTCACCTCATCATCATATTTATCGATGCCCAGGCGTTCAACCGCTTTGCGAATGATTGTTGACTCTAATTCATTGCCCCAATCGGCTGGCTCTGAGCCTGTGAATTGAGAGGTTTGATAGTTGCCTTTGCCCTGGGCATTAAGTACCTGGGCCATCAGATCATTCCGGCTATCGCCAAAACTTGGATGGGCCTCACCCATTAGAACTGGTGCTTTTGATCCAGATAGTTTGGCATCAGATGTAAGTTTACCGACCATTGACTTATCTCCCCGCCAAATCAATCAAATGCTGATCGAAGGCATCAGAAACAGCGATGAAATAGCACATAGCAAAAGTGATAGTGCCTATACAAATGAACTCAAACGCCCACCTCACCGCATCGCGCAGAGTGATGGGGGTCTTGTCTGAATAGGTTAGCCTGGTTGGATAGGTTGAATTGATAATGCTATTTAGTATATTCCGCTGGCCGACTGAACTGCGGCAATATACATTATGCGACATTCCTTCTTGTAACTCTGGCTTAGGTAATTGATTTTCCAAGGAACACTCTCCTTTTGGTGTGGTGGTTAATAATTACAATAGCCTGAGGCTTGCGGATAAACTACCCATACCCGTTTGGCTATTGATTTAGTCGTTTTGTGGCACAAAATCCTCTGCCACTGTATCCTTATATCCATCTGCATCGAACTTTAACTTGCAGTGGGTGTGGTAGATGGCCGAGCGCATCAACATTATCCTGGTCCGTTGATTAGTCATCTTACCAACCTTCAACTTCTTTAACGCTTTCAAGTCCTGGACTAACTCAGAAAACCTATGGATCGCATTGTCCAAATGGCAATCCAATAAGGCTGGAATAGTCATTCGCATTGTTGGCCTCATTTGTGAGCCCGACTCCGCTTCCAGGATAAATAGGTTATTGCGATAGTTCTGTTGATTTCTCCATCGCTTGGCCCGTGTCCTGGGCAACCCCCCATAAATATCCTGGGCTTCCCTGGCTATCTGCATATGCTTTTGTGCAACCGTCATCTTAACTGGCTTCAGCCGACCCAGGCTATCATACTCTTCTGGGTTCTTGGCCTGGTGTTCATCAACCCTATTACGATCTTCATTCATTTCTTCCAAAACATCATCTGAAGTTTTGAAGTAGTTAGTGCCACGCTCAGTTTTGCTTGGCTGAGATAGTGAGTCCCTTTTAGACGTTTTGTTTCGGTTTTTGTAACTCATCATTCATCCTTTGTACCTGATCTGGTTGGTAAATCTCAACGCTACTTGGTGTTACATCTCTACTGTCTCTATATGCCCGTCCCACTTTAATGACTGAGCTTGTCTCCAAAACGGTTAAATAGGCATCTAAATATTCGCCCACTATGCTGTCTCTAAATGTGTCTGAGCCTTGATAACTGAGCCTATCAACAATCACGACCCAACCTTCCTCAACACAATCATCAATCATTCGTGTCGCTTGTTGCCTAGAGCAGCACAGTATCTTTGAAATCTCAGTAATTGTGTAACCTTGGTTGTCAATACTTGCCACAACCATCAAATTGCCAAGTTGCCATTTCAAGCTTGTTGATGAAAAATATCTGCAACATTTGTCATGGCTTCTTGAGGTATGGAATTGATAAACCTTCAACTGAAACGCACACAACTCCCGCGCATAAAGCTGTCTTAAAGCTGTGGTCATTTCCACTCTCCTAATCTGATTAATCTCATTTTAAGGTTTCTGACGCTGCTTAGGGCCCACTTGTCTTTACCGCGAAAGGTTTTAGCCCCCCGCGCCTCAAGCCCCTCACCTATTTTCCTGAGTGAGTCACACCCGTATTTCTGTAGGTCAGCTATGACGGGTCTTAGTTCTTCTGCCCAGGCATCGACTGCACTGGCTGTTTCCGCGCCCCCTAGTCTCGCCCCTGCATAGGGGTCTGGGGTGCCCATAGACTCTCCCCTGGCCTTCTTAGCTGCAAGAGCCGCCTTAGTACGCTCAGAAATCCTGGCCCCTTCATACTCAGCAAGGTTTGCCATCAATTGCAGCATAAATTTATTTTGGCTGGGGTTGCCCATGTCAGGAACATCACAAGCGATGATCGGGATTTGGGACTCAATGATCCTGGTCAGAAATGCCAGGTTACGGGTTAGCCTGGATATGTTGGCTATGATGAGGGTCGCGCCCTCTTCCTTGCAATGCTTTAAGGCTGCGGCTAGTTCTTTACGTCTACGGTCTGATCTTTTACCAGACTCATGTTCAGTATATTCAGCGATGATCTCCCATTCACCGCCATTCAAATGATCGTTAACTACTTTCCTTTGAGCCTCAATACCCAGGCCAGACTGTCCCTGGCGTTGCGTTGAGACGCGAAGATAAGCCACATATTTCCCACTATGCGGTGTCATTATACTCTGCCCCCTCTATAAGATCACGAACACGCTCTCGGTCCACACTGTCGAAATCTTGCGTCACATCATTAAGCGCGGCATATAGTTCGTAAGCCTTGCGGATTACCGCACGTTTAACGCCCAAAGGATAAATCCCCTGGTACGCATAAAAGTCATAAAGATATTCTAAATGTTGCTTCATCCCTTCTCGCCCTTAACATCTGCCAAGACCATTTCAACCAGGTCGTGAGTGTCTTTTGCCTGGTATGGCTTCTTGTCCCACTCCACTGCGTATAAGACGCTGCCAGTGCTAAATTTGATAACGTGCATGGCGTCAATGATTTGCTCTCTTAGTGTCATCCCTTCTCTCCCTTAACTTTTGCGAAAGCCGCTTTGATCTTGGCCCGTTCCTCTTTTGGTAAGGCGTCAAACATTGCGGTTAGTTCCTCGAATGGTGCGCTTGTATTGATGACCATGTATGCGAGGACTTCTATTGCGGTTTTCATACTCTCCCCTCTCACTATACATATATGCTTTATTCACGTTTGTTACAATAGGCAAAGGGTAGTTACTTGATCTTCCTAAAGTAGCCGCCGAGAATTTGATCGCCTATACACTGCATTGGCTCATATCTATAGTTGTCGTGAACGCCAGACCTACCACCCTTGTAACGCTTCTTGATTTGAACATAGGCCACCGGATCGGTTTGCCCTTTATAGCAACACAAGTGGTTTTCTTTTAGGTGTCTAGCCGCCTCGTTCTGCGCCTCTTTGATTGATAGGTGCATTTTTCCAAGAATTTTACTGGTGCCATCTTTAAGGAATATTTCGCTGTAGTATTCCATTTTTATCCTCATCCTTATTAAACATCTTGTGGACCAGCCACCTATCAGCCTCACTCATGGCCCAGGTGTTCTCCTTTAGCTGGGTAATGATGGGGCTAGGTTTTGCGTTATTACCCCCAGCCGCATCGATCTCAGCCTGGTTCTCGAAATACCATTTGAGGAACTCAAGCGCGGTCATTGTTAAGCAACCTCTTTCATCTTGTTTTCGAGTTCTTCCATTGTGGCACCATCAACATGGTACAGCTTGCAATCTCCAAACTCACCGATAAGAACATGGTAATTTCCACACCACCGACCTAGTTGATTCCGCGCACCAGTAGCAGCCTCATCAAGAGTGGCAAAGGTGTCTGTCCACTTGTATTGGCAAGCAGTCTCATAATTTAACTTTATCTTTTTAGCCATCTATGCAGTCTCCTTTTCGTATTCGTTGGCCATTTCAATTAGTTTTGCAGCGTGCCAGAACAAGCAAGAGACATCTTCTTTCTTGGCGTCTTTGCTTCTCATTATCCGCCCAGCTTTAGCGCAAGCCAACGCTGCGTTATGTAATTCCTGTTCAATCAAAGTCATTAAGCAACTCCATTTACTTGCCAGTTATAAATCCCGATTGCCTCATCGATGATCTTGTCATTGAAGGGCAACCCATTCCCGCCTTTGATTTTTGTCTCATCAGCCAAGCCGTAGACTTCCATCACATGGGCCAGGGTCTTAGGGTTGTTGACCTGGGCGATCATGCCGCCCTTGGCGTAGGCCCGAACAACTCCATCTGCGATAACTTCAAACTCGGTAATCATTAAGCAGTCTCCTATATCAGCCCGTTTTTAGTCATACATTGGTTGGCGAGAAGGTTGGCGTAGCCAGTGATTTTCCGGCCAATCTTGTCTTGCTCTGCATCGTGTGCTTCCCGCTCGGCTGGGTCAGTGGCCCGTGGTGCTATTGTCCACTCGACATTCTCCATCACTTCTGCCCAGGCATTGAGTGTGCAGATTTGTTTTTTCTGGGCCTCGTTTAGCTTCTCGAAGTCGATTGTTTCCAGGACTTCTGCGATCTTGTCCCGATCTTGAGTATGTTGGCCGATGCCAATGTTTCTGACTTTGCCCTCATCGTTAATGGCAAGGACCAGGACAGCCTCATAGGTCTGCTTCTTGGGTTTGCACCATTGTCCTGTCTTGGGGTTTACAAGTTGTTTGACAAACCGATCACCACGTTTGGTGGTTTCGATCCAGAACCGAGCCTCAGTCTTGAGGGTCCAGCCCCAGGGCCAATCTTTGACAATGTAAGCAGTGTCGAAACACTTAGCGTCATAAAGCAGTTTCATCTATGCAGTCTCCTTAGTGAGTGTGAATTTTACTTTGCTGTCACCGTTTGGATGGTATGGGCACTGGTCCCAGGTGAAGGTGGCGGTGTCTATGTCCCGCTTGATTTCTTCAATGACATCTTTCTTGGTCATTTCGTAATACTCAGGCTGGCAGACATAACAAGTGGTGCCGTGGACCGTGGTCAGTGGCAGCTTGAAAAGAATGTCGATGGTTTCGCCGTTATAGTCGTAGTCCTGGACCCAGGCCCACCGCTTTACGCCGAGGGCCTTTTTCATTTGGGCTTCTGTGAACATTAGGCTAATTCCTTTTCCATTCCGTAAATGTCGCCAGTCTCTTTGATGAGTTGCACAGTGTCGTGACCGTTGATCCAGACCTGCTTGTTCTCTCCGAAGTTGTCACCCCCGAACCACTCCCGCCAAGTAACAAAGAACTTGTCATTTTCCCGATGATGCTCGGCAGTAACCAAACCATTACGGCCATCGACCTCGACATGAAATTTGAACCAATCAAGGTCATCCCAGTTCTTGGTGCAGTAAAAATAATCAACGAACTTTTCGTGCTTATACATTTTGGTCATCTCTTTCTCCTTTTGTTCATCTCTCTTACACCTAGAATATAGTACCATTATAATTGTATTACAATAGCCATACGGTACTTTTTATAAAAAAAATGCAAAAAGGTTGTAAAATGGAAGTCCAACAGCAACAGCTTTATCTGTCTAAGCCCCTGAGAGAACTGCTTAAATCAGCGGCCAAGGGGCAGCGAAGAAGTGTCTCAAGTTTATGCGAAGAATTGTTGACTGAGGCCCTTACCAGGCGTGAAAGTGGTTTCAATAGCCAAACGGAACAGCTTGAACATCTGCAAAATGTCGCAAAGTCTATCAGATGAGTAGCCGCAACAAACAGCGTGGCTATGAGTTGGAAAAGGAAGTCCAGGATTTTTGGTCCAGCCGAGGTGTGCCCTGCAAACGGGTCCTGGGGTCTGGTGCATATAAAGCGTATTCCGCTGACCTAGCTGGGGATGTTCAACTAAATGGACTCCTGGTCGAGTGTAAGCGGCGCAAAGGCGGGACAGGGTTTAAATCCTTGTACGCCTGGTTTGAACAAGACGAGGCTGATCTCCTGGTGGTCAGGGCTGATCGGATGCCGCGTCTTTACATAATCCCAGAGAAGCTCATGGAACAGTTCGCAGAGCAAATGGGATGGATGAGCAAGGAGAAATAGAAATGCTTGGATTAGAAAACGAAAGCAGCGGTGAGTATATCCGCTTCAAACCTTCAGTTAACGCCTGGTATGTGGATGGTGAGGAGATTGCCTTGAAAGGTATGTCCATCGACCCAGACTCATTAAAGACAGGCTGGGGCCTTATTCAAGAGGGTGAAGCCCCTCAGTGGTCCTGGGATGAGCAAGTTGGGGTTAAAGCCCCTCGCCCTGATGGTGAATATAAGCGTGGGTTTAGCGTTATGGTTCACCTCAAGGATCATGGCTGGCGTGAGTGGTCAAGCAACGGCGCGGGTGTCAATCGTGGCATCTCGGCTATCTGGCCAGAAATTCACAAAAGCGCATCAGCGAATAAAGGCAAGATGGCTGGCGTTAAATACACCGGATCAACTGCCGATACGAGTGGTAAGGGAGCAACCCGCATCCCTAACTTTGAGCTAGTCAGTTGGAATAAGGTTGAACATCAGGGCCCCACACCTGAGCCCGAGTCTAAAAAGTCTCCCTTAGACGAGGATGATGAAATCTTATTTTAACTGGCGGGGGGCAGGGTCTAGGCATCAACTAACCCTGTCCCTTTTTTTACTGTGGGGCAAAAATGAATCAAAATAGACAAATCGATGATTGGTATCCAACGCCACCCGAAGCAACCATAAAGCTGCTTGAGGTAGAAAAGTTCGATGCCGTGGTATGGGAGCCAGCCGCAGGGGACGGTGCTATCGTCAACGTGCTTGCCGAGGCGGGTTATGGTGTTATTGCCAGTGATTTAAATGATTACGGCCATCACAAATCAGGCATTGATTTCCTGATGGAGACACAACTGCCAGAAACATTGCGGCCTGTTACCAGCCTTGTCACCAACCCGCCATACAAATTAGCCGAACAGTTTATCAGTCATGCAATCAGTTTAGGCGTTACAAAACACGCCTGGCTATTGCGCCTAGCGTTTCTTGAGGGCGCAGCGCGGCACAAAAATCTATTCAAAGACAACCCACCTTCACGCATCCATGTGTTCAGCAAGCGGCTAACGATCTGGCGCGGTGATGAAAAGCCAACCGGATCAGGAACAACCGCTTATGCCTGGTTTGTTTGGGATCAGCCGATGGGTAGCCTCAAGCTAAAGCCAAGGGTCAATTGGGTGTAAAATGTCAGAATTAGCACAACATATAGAGACAGTGGCTAAGGCACTATTGGGAGAGCCTAACGCGAAACTGTCCAGCAAATCAGAACTGCGCTGGGGCAATCATGGCTCAATGTCAGTTGACCTGGTGAAAGGCACCTGGTTCGACCATGAGTGCGACCAGGGTGGCGGGGTTGCTGATCTTATCCGCAGAGATAACCCCCTGGCTAATGTGCCTGAGGTTTTACAATCCCTGGGCGTTGCCACTTCCAATGGCCATGCGGTCCCACATGATACGGTCAGGACTTCCCTGGTCGCAACCTATCCATACTGTGATGAGCATGGTGAGGTTACATATGAGGTGTGCCGCTTTGAGCCTAAAACCTTNAAGCAAAGGCGCGTGGTCAANGGCAAGGCCATCTGGGGCCTGGGTGATACTGATCCCCTGCCCTACAAATTACCGGATATAATCAACAACCCAACCAAGCCAATCCTGGTGGTTGAGGGTGAAAAGGATGCAGACAACCTGGCTAACCTGGGTTTTGTCGCAACTTGTAACAGTGGCGGGGCTGGTAAATGGGCCGAGTCACTCAATAGATATTTCGAGGGGCGTGATGTAATCGTGCTTCCAGACAATGATAAGGCTGGTGAGGCTCATGTCCGCACTCTCCTGGGCCATTTGCAGGGTAAAGCCAAGCGCATAAAGGTTGTCAGGCTACCTGTTGGTGACAAAGGCGATGTAACTGATTGGATTGCCCAGGGCGGTGATGCCCCAGGACTGAAAGACTTAATCAAACAAGCCGGCGAGATACGGGAAAAGGTCACGCCTCTCCCAACCCTCAGCCTGGATGATATAGCCAATCTCCCACCCGTTGAATGGATGATCGAAGGGGTCATACCAGAAAAGGCCCTGGCCATGATGTATGGGGAGCCAGGCTGCGGTAAGACTTTCATTGCATTGGATATGGCTCTTAGTGTCGCTCACAGGGCCGAGTGGCAGGGTCAAACTGTCCTGGGTGGTAATGTAGTATATGTGGCTGGTGAAGGCGTGGGTGGTCTAAAAAAGAGGATTGCAGCCTGGCATCAACATAGGGGACTGCCACAAAAAGCACCTTTCACCGTGGTTCCTATCGCTGTTGATCTTATGGATGAGAACAACGCCCAGGACTTGCAGACAACAATCCAGGCTGTAGCTGATGGGCCAGTGTCTATGGTTGTGTTCGATACTGTGGCCAGGTCAATGTCAGGCGATGAGAATAGCAGCCAGGACATGGGCCAGGTGGTCAGAGCAATGGACGCAGTGCGTGAAGGGTTCAATTGCTGCGTCCTGGCTATACATCACAGTGGTAAGGATAGCAGCCGTGGTGCAAGGGGCTCCAGTTCTCTCCTGGGGGCTGTTGATGCGTCTATGAGGGTTGAAAGGGTCGGTGAGACGGTCAGCCTGGTCGTAGAAAAGCAAAAAGACGCGGAGATGATGGACCCCATCTGGCTTAATACCAGGAGCATTGAGGTTGGTTCCGGCGTCCTGGCTTTAGAAGTTGACACAAGTTTAGTGCTAGAGCGAACCGACCAGGGGCCCGCAAGCAGCAATGCCAAGGGGCTGAGGCCAGCGCAAAAGGCAGTCATG